CAATTCCTGTTCCTTCAACTTGTTCAACAGGCCATACACCGTCATGTCTTGTCCATGCTTTCATCTGATGTTCAATACTGTAACTATAAGTAGCAAATGTTCCATCTGAGAAAACTACAATAATCAAAGGAACGACACCTTCTTGGTATGCCCACGATGTAATAGTTCTTTCTTTGAATAAGTGATCGCTAAATATAGATTGATCTGAAGAATCATATCCGTTCATTTCATTTGAATAAACTAAATGTCTTACTGTACTCGTATTTTTATCAACAAAAAATAGACCACCTGGAATTACAAGAGGTGCTATTCTTTCGTCAATTACCCAACCTCCACGCTTTTGTAAAGCAATGTTGTCAGGATTTAAAATACCTGTTGAAACATAGACACCGTTAGATGTGAAGATTACCAATCCATCTGCTTCAACCATTCTTAAAACTTTAGCTTTACCACTTGTTCCTGCTTTAAAGTTTAAAGCTGAATCCGCAGAGTAAGGAAAGTCTTTATAAAAATTTGTTTGAAAACCTGGACGAGAAGCTAATATCGCTTCTTCATTTATTCCGATAACATTACCTAAAATTAATCTCTGTTGGTATATCGTCCCTGTACTTGGTATTATTATTCCTGTTGAAAAATTTCTATTTAAAGTTTCTGTTACAATGTCACCAACAAAACCTTTTCCAAAATCAGGGTCACTCCCTAAGTCTGTAAATTTTGCTTTTACATTTCCTGCATCTATATAGAAATTATCTGTTCTCCCAAGATAACCAAAAGCTGCACCACCTACAGGTCTTTGGTAAATTCTCACTTCATCATATTCTAAAGGTACAGAAGCACCTGCAATTATCGTCAATACTAAATCATTTTTTTCACTTACTGAAATCGGTTTTTTTAAAGCTACGTTCGATATAGAAGTAGGTTCACTTTCTTCACCGTTTACTACAATGCTAAAAGCGTAATCTATTTGATAACCTGTTCCTGAAACTGTCCACGCCACACTAGGTGCTCCACCAGGCCATAGTAAAGAAGGTAAGACTTGAGAAGCTGCTCTTACAGAATAAGGTGAAGTTATTTTTAATCTTAAAATACTATTTACACTATTACTTCCTTCAAACACATAAACGTAATCACCACTATAAGCAAACTGTAAATTGTCTAAATTAGCAGCTGAAAAATATAAATGATCACTTCCAGATGTTATAAAAGTATGAAGTAATGTTCCGTCAAAATTATATAAATTAGCGTATGTTTGAGAACTTAAATCTAATCCAAATTCTAAAAACAATCCTGAACCAGGTGGAGAGTAAATTTTAATATTTAAGTCATTGTCATACATTGATTCTTTAAAAAAGAATTTTCCGAAACGACTCATTATCGTTCCAGACTTTGATATTGAAACATTTCTCGCAGTAGCTAAAGCACTTTGAAATCTTTCAAGTGTTACTCTATCGTGAAGAATCGGGTCAAGTTCTCCTGCTGAAAAACTTGTTTGATTTTTTAATGCCATATTATTCTAACCTTGCAGCTACAAATTCTGACCTAACATAAGCAGGGTCAAAATTAAAATTTTCTAGTTTATCTAATTCTTGAGCTTCAGCTAAAAATGTCAAATAACTTTTATAAATTTGTTCTCTTAAAGTAGCAGCACCTTTTCCTGTAATTAAAGGAGTGGCCAAGGAAGCTAATTTATAAGCTACTGCGAAACCTGCAGGAGAACTTAAAGTTGACAACGAAACATCGTTAGGAATCATTTCAATTTTAGCTGAAGGTTCGTTTGTGAAAATTGCTTTAACTCCACCGTGAAGTCCTACTCTTTTTTCAATGTGAGTATTAATGGTATCTGTTAATGCTTCTGATTTAATTCGTCTTAGAAATGCACATCTAGTTGGATATTTATAAACGTAGGTCCAATGTCCTTCGTCTAATTCTTCTATCAATTCTAAAGTCATTGTTTCTGATAATGAATCGGAATCTAATTCTTGGAGTGTAGAAGTAAGAGCATCTTCCCAAAAGAGATTTAATACTCTTACTTCATTTGTAACATTATCTGTTTCTGTATCTGTGATTTGTCGTGATAATAATAAAGCCGATAAAGCAATATTATAAATTTTTGTTTTAGTAAAAGACATTTTAATCCTCGCTCTTTTAAAAGACGATGATTATTTATTCGCCTTTTTTTCTTTAAAAAATTTATTCTTTTCTTTTTCGATATCAGGGTCAAGACATTTCATCCATTCACCTAAATCTTCAAAATTTTTTACAGTAAACTTTTCACCTTCTCTAATTCTGTTTTGATTATAAAACCCTTTTCTTAGAGCTACAACCTCAATTCCGTTAGAATGTGACTTTGAAACTGATACTACAGAATCATTGTTTTCTTCTGGTGAAATTATAGAAGGTTTATCGTTCACTTCATGGTTAGGAACTGTTAAATCAACAGACCCTTTCGAGTCTGTTGATAGTTCTTCACTTTTTTTTAATTCAGATGCTTGCATAGATGGCATTGCTTTACTCATAAAACCTCTTATACATCAGCATCGTTTATTTTAGGGAACGACTTATATTGAGCGATTTCATCTTGTGGAACAAGATAAACATCAAGAGTTACAGTAGTAGTACCACCTGATGAACTGTTTCTGAAACCAAGATATTGCTTATCCATCACTCCTTGAGGGATAGGAATTTCGATCTCTTTACCTTTCACAAGGTCTGCAGCTAATACTGTAACGGTGCTCAAAACTTCCACGTTAGAAGTAAGGGCATCATCGTCAGCTTGAATTGCCTCTAAAGTATGAGTTGACCCTGCTCCTGCGTTTACTGTTGGCATAACAAGTAAAGCCATTCTACGACCGATTGAAAGGTCTTGAGCAGCGGTTTGTTTTTTGTATGAATGAGTTGAAACAGTAGAAGCACCTGTAAAGGCTTGAGCTACTGAAAGTTGATTCTCTACATCGAATCTCATAATATATCCCTCCGAAGAATTGTTAAAATTTTAAAAAGGGCCTTTCGACCCTTTTGTTTTAGTTTACTTATACTACTCTTGCTTCACTGTTTAGAAGTGCATCCATTCTTCTAACTGGACAACCTAAGAACATTAAAACTTTTTGTCCTTGGTAGTTTCCAAAAGTTAAACCTGCACCTGCACCAACTTTAGTTAATGCTTGTTTATGTAAGTGAGCTTCTAAAGTTCTATTCACGTACCAAACACCTTGACCGTTTTCTTCAGAGTCAATTTTATAGTTAGCTGAGATCATAAGGTCGATCAAATCAGCTGCACCTACACCTGAAACTAAATTTGAAACGTCGATGTTACAGATACGAGCAGCTTGTCTATAATCTTTTACAACAAGACCATGATCTGTACAAAATTCTTCTTCATATCCCCAGAAGTCTCCAACGTTTCCGTTTTCATCGATACCAGGAATTTTAACAAGTTTTCCACCTGCTGAATAATCAGTTCTAGTAATCCCCGATTTTGTTCCTGATGGATAAACTCCGAAAACTGATCTTTCACCCCAATGAACTTTTAAGATTGAAGTGTTGTCTGAACCTGTTCCACCTGCATCTATAACTTGCTTTGAAGTTTCTTCAGTAGCACTTACTGTTGAGAAGATATCGAAGAACCCTGCAGTTTTTCTGTTTGAATTACTTGGTGATCCGTACAACATAAGGTTTGCTAATTCAATAGCGTGAGCTTGCAAGTGACCTTGAGCTTGATTCCATCTGTTGTAAGCTACTCTATCCATACCTCCACGTTGAGCTACCGCTTTATCAATTTGAGATTTAGACTCAAAGTGAGTAGCTGTGAAAGTTCTTTCTTCAATTGTTGATTTTGAAGCAGGGATTGGTTGGTTTGCTTTACGGTAATAAACTTCTGGTAAAGCTGAACGAATATCTTCTTTATGAATTGTTCCTTCGTTCATTTCTTGATATGGAATATCGTTTAACATAGCGTTGTGCTGAACAAGCACTTCTGCTACTTTTCCGATTTGTTTATCTTTTGATTTAGCTACGTCTGCTAGTGTAAGTAATGTTGCGCCTTTTGCTGCCATATTGTCCTCCAAAAAGTTTTATTGATACAATTCATCCAAATAATTTTTTTCTTCTTTAGGTTGATTTACATCTCCTGTTACCAAAGTATTACTCGGATTTAAGAGTTTGTCCAACGCTAAAAAATCTCTCATGATATAAGGAGGCAACATACTGCCACGCTCTGTCAAGACTTTTTTCATATTAGGCATATATTTTTCTAATACCTTTTCTACTCGGTCAACATTTTTATCGAAATTTTCCCCACCAAACTCAGGATCAGTCATTAATTCTTTCTTCCAGGTCGATCTTTGTTCTTTAACCGCTTCATTTTGTCGAGCTTCTATAGACGCTGTTTCTTCTTTTACAAAATTTTTATAAGCTTCTACTTGCTCTTTTGATAATTTATTTTCCGTTGCAAACTTTAAAACTTTTTCTTTGTCGATTGATTCAGGTAAATCTTTTAAAGTTTCATTGTAATCTACTTCACCGTCTTTAGGAGGTGTCGCAGGAGGAGCAGGAGGAGCAGGAGGTGTCGCAGGAGGAGCAGGAGGAGCAGGAGGTGTCTCTTCTTTTTTATCGTACCCTGACACTTTCTTTTCGATAGGTTTATCTTCTTCTTTAGGTGCAGGAGCAGGAGGTGTCTCTTCTTTAATTGGATCACCATAACCAAAGTCTTCTATTTCAGCTTCTATTTTATCATCTTCAATACTTGGTGGTTTCGGTAGTGAACTGTTGTTCGAGTCTGTGTTGTTCATAGATGTCTTCATATCTCTTTCTCTCCAATTTAGCTATTATAGAAGCGGAAGTTTCTGAATCTGCT